GACGCATATGCGTTGTTTATGTCTCCGGAATCGCCGCTAACTTCTGCACCTACGTCCTTTATTTTAAATTCTTTATATGAGTTCTATGAACTCGACATTGTACTTGTCCGTTGTAGTAATCATCAGTTTCTAAAACCCGTCGATCCATTTGTTCTCTGGCTTCTAGATAATTACATAAACCCTTATTGGGACAGATGTGTATAATTTCTCTAATAAATTTATCTGCACCAAGTGTTTCTACATCTGCCTTAACTTCGTCTGACGATGACCAATAGTTTTGCCAATCAGATTCTATCTTTAGTCTTTTTTTCTTGCCCTTGACTACTTTAGTTCGTTTGAACCAGAATAACTTTTTACCTATATACTTACGACCGGTAACAGTGTTAGTTATCAAATAAACATAACCGTAAGCATCTTCTGGAACAATCTCGAATGGAGAATCTTTATATAACCACATCTAAATACCAATTCTAAATTAGTATTTATATTACATAATCTCCCATACATCTCCGCCTTCTACGAACTTATCTCCATCATCTCGGGGCGGGACAAGGAAATAATCTTCGGGATCTGTCATTACATCTTCAGCTCGTTCTGTTGCTAGGCCGTTGCCCATAGCACCAGTTTTGTGAAGCATTGTTGTTTGTATAGATTTCTTATATCTGTGATATTCTGACTCGTCGCGAGCCATATATTCTTTTTGCTTTTCTGAGAACACTTGTTTATGTTCTTCTGTCCATTGCCTTGAATTGGCACAAGCCCGAGAGCAAAACTTCCCGGGCTTCTTATGTTCTGTCTCACATTTAGGACAGGTCTTCGTCTTCGTTGTCGAGGTCTTCGTATTGTTGGTCATGCTGATCTTCATCCATACCAGCACCGCAGAATGGACAGAATTCTACTTTGTAATACTTATCATCTAAGTCGTAATTTATCTTGAAGACGGCATCACACTCGACACATTCGTAATGTTGTTTCCTTGCCATGTAATTCCCCTTTTCTTAGCTTCTGCATCATATACTCTAGTTCTTAAATCCGATGAACTAAAGAAATGATCTCTTTTATTAAAATACAACTCGATTCCTCGTTTCATACAAATCTCTTTACCTGTAAATTCTGTATCTCTATATTCTTCACCAAGAATACGAACATCAATAGGCAAAGCCATTAGAATATCTTCTAACTCTTTTTCTGTTGTGTAAACGATAATTTCATCTACGTGCTTGCAAGCTGATACTTGAATCTGTCTTTCGATAATAGACTGAACAGGTTTATTTTTTGTTTCCCTATCAATCGTTGGATCAGATTGTATTGCTGCAATTAAGTAATCACACTGTCGTTTTGCTTCTTCAAGCATGACCACATGGCCTGCGTGGAAAAGATCAAACGAACTGCAAGTTATTCCAATTCTTTTAGCATTTAATTTACTCATATTAACTCCACTTCAATATTACATTTATTTAAAAAGTCTATGCCATCTGTGTTTCTATACTGATTACGATAGAATACTTTATTTATGCCCGCCACATGAATTAATTTAGCACAATCAAAACAAGGAGCATGGGTAATATACATCGTTGCACCTTCACCTGATTCAGATGAACGAGCTAATTTACCTATAGCATTTGATTCGGCGTGTATAACTTCAGCTTTAGTCTTTAAACTAATGTTAGCGCCTTCATATTGTTCACCGCCATAATCAATAACGTATGTGAATTTTTCTTCTATTTCATCTTCACAATTATTGTCCCAACCTGCAGGTGTGCCGTTATATCCTATTGATATAACTCTATCATCTTTAGTTATAATAGCACCAACTTGCAATCTGCGAGCATGGGATAGTTTAGCATACCCCTCCGCCGCATTCATATGTGCATGATCAATTTTCTTCGGCATTCCATTTACCTTTAGGACATGATTGAAACTTAATTAGAGTCTTACCCCAAATAGCACAACCACATTCCTCACAAAATTTCGCACCGATTATAATTTTCTTATGTTCGCATTTGTCGCAAATTTCTCTGCGCTTATCCACATATGATATAGTTTCTTCTGTCATGTAGCACTTCCCCAAACATCATGCCAATCACCTGATAATGCACCTTTGGCATAATCTGTTGCTCTGTTCTCAAAGAAATTAGTATGCGTTGGAGCATTAATCATTTCTTCGACCCACGGCAAAGGATTCTTTTTACGTTTAAAGATTCCTTTTAATCCAAGACTAATTAGACGTCTATCAGCAATGTAACGAATATATTCCTTTACATCGTTTTCTGTTAGGCCCTGTATTGCGCCAGTTCGGAAAGACAATTCAATAAACTTATCTTCCAAATCAACCATTTTCTCCGCAATCGTGTAGATCTTCCCTTTGAGCTCATCATTCCATATCTCCTTGTTTTCTTCTACGTATGTTCGGAATAATTTAATCATAGATTCTGCATGCTGTGTTTCGTCAACGATAGACCAGGTTACAATCTGGCCCATACCTTTCATTTTACCCATTCTAGGAAAGTTAAGCAACATAATAAAAGAACTAAAAAGCTGCATACCTTCAGTAAAAGCTGAGAAGACTGCGATATGAGTTGCAGTAGAACTAGCGTCACCATTCCGAGAACTAATGTCAAGTACGTAATCATGTTTATCTTTCATCTCCTGATATTCCATAAACTGATTGTATGTAGTATCGGGCAACCCTAATGTTTCAATTAGATGACTATATGCTGCAATATGTAAAGCTTCTCTTGCAGCAAATCCCATCAACATCATACGTACTTCAGGTTGCGGAAAATAAGGCAAATAATTTTTAACATAGCCGCCAGCAACGTCAATATCACCTTGGGTGAAGAATCTAAAGATGTGAGTTAAAAATTCTTTCTCTTCTTTATTTAATTTCTTTTTCCAATCCTTAACATCTTCAAGCATTGGTACTTCGGTGTGTAACCAATGACTTTGTTCATGTTTAAGCCAAGCATCATATGCCCATGGATAATTAAAAGGCTTAAAAGAATTTCTATTATCTGTTAATCTGCTTTTAGGTTTAGTTACCATCGCCTACCCACTCTTTTAGTTCTTCTACAGTTTTGTTACCTGACATTCTTTTAACCTCAATATTTTCGTCAATCATAATTAGAGTTGGAACACCTCGAATGCCATATTCTGCGGCCAAGGCATTATTCTCATCCACATCAATTACTTCAATAGGAGTTTTAATGTCTGCTTTTTCTAGGTTTGTTGCCAATGCTTTACAAGGACCACACCATGAAGCTGTAAATCTTAAAATCTTTTTCATTAGTTGTATCCTTTTTCTATATTCTTATCAGTGTCGGAACATTGTTTACATTCACATTCTGTACAGTTGCAACCTTCAGTAGAGCAACTGTGCCCACAATGTTGTTCGCATCCGCATTTACATTTATATCTGATATATCTTTCGTGTAAAAATTGTTCTGGCATTTTTATTCCTTTTCGTACATTACTGTGTTACTGTCTCCCAAAAACCATTTTGGGTTTGTTTCTACAACATATTTCTTTGTGCATACTCTAAAATCTGGGAATTTTAATTCTTTTGGATTGCTAGCTGCGTCTAAAAATAGACAACGATTGTTTGGCTGTGCTGCATATTGACCGTTGTCCAATTGTATAAAGTTAAAACTTTTGTGATCTTCAGGCCATTCAGCATAACTTGTATCTAAGATATTCATATCAGGAGAGGAATGATCTACAGTAAATAAATAGTCTCCGCTGTAAAAATTTTTATCCTTAGCATAGAACTTACAACTTAAATTTCTCATAAATGACTTTTGGATTACTGTAAAATCGTAACTAAAGCAATCCCAAATTTGAAGTGCGTCTAAATCTAAAAATTTACTTTCGTCTAAATTTTCTGTTCTAGATACAAAAGCATGCAAAGGCAATTTATCATATAACGCACCGTAGTTAGGTAAATATGCCTCAATACGAAATGCTTGGCCCCTGATACTTTTTAAGGTTATCCATATACAAGGTTCATATTCGCCGTGACCTTTTTCAAAGTCATATAAGAATTCTCTTCTTATCCAACCATGTATAGGTGGTAAATTTGCTACTAAGTGTGCCATATTCTTTTATACAGTAAAACTACTACCACAACCACAGGTGTGTTTTGCGTTTGGATTAGTAATTACAAATTGCTTAGACATAAGTTCTTCCTTATAATCTATTGTTGCTCCGTTCAAATATTGCATACTGATACTGTCGACAAATATTTTGAAACGGTCTACCTCGTATTCATAATCGTCTTCATTTTTAACACTATCCAACGTGAACCCATAAGTAAAACCAGAACACCCACCACCTTGGACAAAAGTTCTCAAAGATAATGATGGATCATTTTCATCTATCATTATATCAATAATTTTCTCTTTTGCTGATTCGGTTATTGTTATCATTTATCCCTCACAAGCTATACAAATATCTCCATCGACCATGGCCTTCATATCAAGTTCTTTGATGACTTCTCGTTCGATCTTTTTAGATACTTTATCCGCTTTACCGATCTTTTCAGAACGGCAGTAGTAAAGTGTTTTCAACCCCATTTTCCATGCCATAAAATGCACAGCGTGCAAGTATTTAATATTAGAGTCTGGTCTAAAGAATAGATTAACAGACTGCGCTTGATCTATATATTGTTGACGATCTGCGGCATGTTGAATAACCCATCGTTGATCTATTTCCATAGATGTTTTAAACACATCTCTTTCCCAATCACTTAACCATTCTATATGTTGAACTGAACCATCATTCGCAATGATGCTTGACCAAACCTCGTCTGCCCAACCTTCGGGATGAATCTCAGCATGTTTCTGTATAATTCTATCTAGCCATTTATTTTTGTTGAGCATTGACCCCGATAACGTATCTTGTCTATAAGCATTAGCACGCAAAGGTTCAATACTGGGACTAGTATTACCCATGATAATACTTGAACTTGCATTAGGTGCAATAGCAAGCATATGGCTAAAACGACGCCCAGTGCCAACGGCATCCGGAGCTTCCCCTCTTTCTTTACCCAATTCAATATTTGCATGATCTAAACCTTGTCTAATATGTTTAAAGATTTGATTGTTTCTTCCAACAGCCATTGCTGATTCCCAAGGAATATTATTCTTTTGTAGATATGCGTGCCATCCTAAGGCGCCAATGCCAATAGAACGCTCACGAATAGCAGAATAGATAGCTCTAGAAATTGCCTTGGGTGCATTATTAATGAAATATTCCAGGACATTGTCTAGCATTTCAGCAACATCTCTTAGGAATAACTTATTGTTTTTCCATTCATCATAATATTCTAAGTTTAAAGATGATAGGCAACATACTGCAGTACGTTCTTTGTCTGTAGGTAAAATAATTTCAGAGCATAGATTAGACTGTTTAATACTTAGACCAAGCTTCTTCTGAAATTCCGGCATTGCTCTGTTACTTGTATCAATAAAATGTAGA